AAAATAAAAATAATAAGTATATTTAATTATATAAAATGGAAAGAGTTTATAGATTTTTTGGTGAAACAGAAGAAACACGAAGAATAAGAAAACATAAGATTGAAAACACTCCTACTACTTTTAATGAACCAATAACAATTTGCACTGTGTGTTTAGAAAATATAGAAAATTTAGAAGTAGTACAATTACAACCATGTACCCATATAGTCCATAGAGCGTGCATGCACGCATGGACGTACAGAAGAGAATCAATGGGCCGAGTTGTAAACTGTCCAGTTTGTAACAAGGATAATATAACACATATTACATATATTGCAGATCGAAATTCTCCAAATGTAACACATACATTAGGTCAATATATGAATAATTATAAAAATCTTATGAATATGCAATTCACAGCACGAGAGTTGTTTCATGCAATACCTACAGGACAACAAATTAGGCACGTGGTGGGCGCCCGAATGGATTACTTGAACGATAATCCAGAAATGATTTTACATGATATCTGGTCCATTGCCCTTTGTTTATATGCTTTATATTATATACCAAATCATTTATATAATGATTTATATATTATATCAAATCATTTATATAATTCTTTTAACCCAAATGGCGGTAAATCTAGAAAAGCCAAAAAAACCAGAAACATTAAAAAATCTAGAAAACGCAGAAAAGTAAGAAAACATTAAATCTAGAAAATAAAACTACTAACCTTTCACCAATTTGAATATTATTACTTATTAGTAAAATAGTAATTAATAATAAATTATTAATATATATATTAACATGAATAGTGACATAAATTTAGATATAAATAATTACTCAATAAGTGAACTTGAAAAATTATTAAAATTACCCGCAAATTATACTAATGAAAATATAATTAAACAAAAAGAAGCATTAACACAAAGCATAAAAGAAAGTGCAATGAATGATGCACAAAAAACAGAACTATATATTTTTCTTGACAATATTAGAAATAAACTAATAAATAATTTAGAAAAGATTGATGAAAAAAAGTTTAATATAATAAATCAATATGATGGAAATCATTTTTTAATTAAAACAATAAACACTGGCTATAAAACACAATTAGAAAATAATAAGCAAATAGATAAGTCTATTATAAAACGAACATATACTATTGACAGCATTTTTAGATCAAATTATGATTTACCTGATAATCCAAGTCATAATTATATTATACAATTACCAGAAACAATTAACAGAGCAATAACGATGTCAATAAGTTCAATAGAAATTCCGCTAACTTATTATAATATTTCATCATACAATAATAATAATATTTTTTCTATTCAAGAACTATCGGGAACCGAAGTTTCAGGAAACATATTTAATATTAGATTGACGAGTGGACTTTATGAAGCGCGTTTTAATGCTACCACTTTAAATACTAATGTTATTAATACTAATATTATTGCATATAATATTATAGATGAAATAAATAATGCATTAAGACTAAGCACTACTGATATTAGTAACAATATTAGGTGTAATTTAGATAGCAGAACAGGAAAAACTTCTTTTGCAGTAATAGCTAGTTCTAGTAAAAGCTATAAAATAAATTTTGATATTGATAATTCTAATAATACTAATATAAAATATAATTGCCATGAAAATTATTTATATCAAAAATTAGGATGGCAATTAGGATTTATAACTCCATCTATAACTATAGACTCAAATGGAAGATATTCAGACCGAGTATGTGCTATGAATTATCCGCGCTATATTTATATAGCAATTGATGATTTTCAACCTAGTTCACGCAACTATTTTTCAGTAGCTGCACCATCATTAATCGCGCCAAATATTATAGCCCGAATAAATATGCTATCATTATTGGAAGAAAAAACTGCATTTAAACAAGCAGCTAATGCGGGTGATTATTTATTTACACAAAAACATATACGAGAATATTTTGGTCCAACAGACATTAATAAATTAAGAATTCAATTATTAGACGAATATGGAAGACCATTAAATTTGAATGGTTCAGATTGGAGTTTTGTAGTAACATTTGAATGTTTTTATAACTAAAATATTATTTACAAAATTTCATCAGCAAGTCCAAGTTTTAAATATTTTTTTGAATTCAAATTTGTATTTACATTTGTATTTAAATTTGCATTATTGTCATTAGTTAAATAATAAGTCAATTTTTCAGGAGTCAAGTTTGATTCAATTTTAACACACACTACATCATATAATAAATTTTTAAAATCTTCAGAGTCTTCTTTAGAACATTGCTTAAAATAGTTCCAATAAAGATTATTTTGTACGTCATTATGTATTTTACTTAAATAAACTTTGGCATTTTTATTAATAATTCTATAACTACATAGCGCGGCCAAAATAACCCCACTATCATAACATTCTTTATCAATAATTGAAACAATTTCATAAATACATTGATTTCTATAATTCAGAAAATTAATCAATTCATAAAATAGTCCGCCTTTGCTATTAATATGAATATAAATTTTAAAATCTTGAAATGGAAATAAATATTTATTGTTAATAATATTATTTATAAATTTAATTAAATGAGCAATACTTTCACTATTAATTAGACTATTAAAATAAATGTGATTATTTACTAACTCTAGTTTATCACAATTAAGAACATTATAATATTTATCATATAACTTACACCCATTTGCAATAACTGTTTCACAATCAATGTTAATAACAGAATGCTTACGCTTATTTAAGATACAATCATTGTTATCATTTGTAGAACTTGTAGAACTTGTAGAACTTGTAGAACTAATACTATCCATAACTTATTATAATAGTTTATTATTTGTTTAATAAGTATAAACTATCAATTTTAAATTTTTTTAAAAATAAAAATTTAAAATTTTTAAAAAACAAAAAATTAAAAACAAAAAACAAAACTATTGTTATAGTTAAAAAAAATTGAATAAGTTATAAATTAAACAAAGCAATGTTTATTTAAAAGCAATACAATGATTAGTTCCCTTTACATTCCTATTATTTCCAATTGCACCGAGATGTACATCAAGACTATGTTTGCCAAGCATAATATTGGAAAAGTGTCTCGTGTAGATTTTGTCAAAAATTTAGTAAAAAATCGTCGTGAAGCATTCGTCCATTTTGAAGAGTGGTTTACTACGCCAGAAGCAACCAAGTTGCAAAGCGAGATTATGAACCCAACTATTAAGGCACAGTTTAAGTACTGTGAGTCCGGAAAGTATTGGCCGCTGCTTGTAAATAAAAACGAGTCTCAACATGTGGTTAATCCAAACTATAAAAACCTTAGTACTAAGGAGGTAAGCACAGGATACAAGGTTTCGTTGACAAACTATTGTTCTAACACTGTAGTTAATAAGGAACATGGAAATAAGAAGCGCCACATTCTTGAAAGTCAACCAACTCACATGATCTGTGCTTAATTATTTGTATAACTAAAAACAAAAACAAAAACAAAAATAAAAACAAAAATAAAAACAAAAACTAAAACTAAAACTAAAAAAAGCATTTTTTTTCTAGAAAAACAAAAAATAAAAAATATAAAAAAAATTGATAATCTTAATTATTTATTGAGCTATAATAACATATTAATCACTATGGGTGCCGGTGTTCTACCATTAGCAATTTATAAAGGAACACTATTTATGTTACTAGGTCAAGAGCGAAATAATAATTTATGGTCAGATTTTGGCGGCAGCACAATTAAAGGTGAAAAACCATTTAAAACAGCAATTAGGGAAGGGTGCGAAGAACTAACTGGATTTTTAGGCGATGAAAATGAATTAGAAGAACAAGTAACAAATAATTTAATTAGTTCAATCAGTTTTGAGAGATATACAAGCTATATGTTTAAAATTCCTTATGATAAAAAATTACCAAAGTATTTTTCAAATGTAAATAAGTTTGCGGAAACTCATTTACAAACTAATATTGAAAACAATGATAATGGACTATTTGAAAAAAAACAAATTCAATGGGTTTCATTAAGTGATTTAAAAACTAATAAATTAAATATTCAAATGCGAGAGCATTATAAACCAATTATGCGTTCTATCTTAAAAAACGAGGAATTTATTATGAAACTAATGGCACAAAATTAAAGCACTTAAACTACTTTTTTTTTGTGTTATTATTAAGAAATTTCAATAAATTAATATTATTAAAGCATTAGCAATGAATATTAGTAATGATGCAAAAAATCAATATGGTATTGTTTATACCCCAACTCCTCTTGTTAATAAAATATTAGATTTAATACCACAACATTATTATCAAAATCCAAATCTAAAATGGTTAGACATAGGTGCTGGAAATGGTGCTTTTGTTTTAAATCTATATAATCGTCTATTTAAAGAGTTAGACACATTAATACCAAATAATGAGGAGCGTAAAACACACATACTTGAAAAAATGATTACAATGTGTGAAATATATCCACCGCACATTAAAAAACTACATGAATTATTTTCTTATAAAGCAAATATAGTAGCACAAGATTTTTTAACGATCGATGCATCTAACATACAATTTGACATGCTAATTGGAAATCCGCCATATAATATAAACGGAAAAATAAAAACACCAACAAATAATCACATAAAAAAAAGCAATGATGGGAAGCAAAGTTATGTTGATTTTATAAATAAAAGTTTAACACTGTTAAAACCAGAAGGAGTTATGGCATTAATAATACCAACATTATGGATGAAACCGGATAAGGCTGGATTATATAATACAATGACTACTAAAAATTTTATTATTAAAAAATTAGTGTGCCTATCAACCTCACAAACACAAAAAGAGTTTGAATATGGGGCCCAAACTCCAACATGTTATTTTTATGGTATAGTAAACAATATAGTAAACAATATAGTAAATAGTATACCTGTGTATGATAGTTGTTACAAAAACTATGTTGATTATATAATACGTAAAAATTATCCAATACCAACGTGCGGAATCAGTATAATAAACAAGTTATTATATTATGTGGACATAATAGGACATTTAAAAGTGTATAAAACAAATAGTCCTTCAAAAAAATCGCAATTTGTCAATGAAAAATCAGAAACACATAAGTTTGACAATATAACTAATACTAAACTTTATAAAAAAACACCATATTTAATCAAAAATTATTCAAATAATCAACAAGCATTTTCAAATATATCAAAATTAATAATGGCCCATAAAATGTATGGGTTTCCATATTTGGATAGTTCTGGTGTTTTTGGTATATCATCACGCGATAACATTATTATAACTATTAAAGATTACAGTCTTAATGAATTACAACAAATTCAAGCATTTCTCTCAACAAAAACTGCATTGTTTATATTTTCAACAACAAATTATAGAATGCGCTATTTAGAAAGCTATGCATTTCAATTTATACCAAATATTACTAAGTTAAAAGAGTTTCCAAATTTATTAGACACGAATCAAAATGAACGAGAGAAATTAATAAGTAAATTTTTTAATTTCTCTCAACTAGAAGAAACAAGTATTGCTAATTTAACAAATTATAACTATTTTACAATTTGTTAGTTGTTAATGCTTATTGTACGACTAACTCTTCGTGTTTCATTTTTCTTGTTTTATTATTGCTATTGTTGCTATTGTTGTTATGTTTCGCATTTTTTTTTTGTGTTTTTGTGCTATTAGTTCCGCCTTTTATAGGCTTGCTAATAAAAGAGAAAGATTGACTAAAATTAGTAATATCAGACTTAGCATCATCAAACGATGCTTTATTTCGTGCTTCATGCTGTGGAGTATGAAAGTTTAAAGGTTTAAGTTTTTGTTTTTTAGCGGTATAGGCTATAGACCAATAACTTATAGGTTTTTTTAAGATATTAAATAAAACTGTTATATTTATTTGTTCTATTATTCCGCTTTCAGTTAGTAATGTTGCAAATTCAATATAATTACGTTTACTAGGAAAATCGTTGTCACTAGGTATATAATTAGGATCATAGTTTAATAAATATGCATTTTGTAAATAGTTAGTTTGGTACTTCATATACTCAATATTTGCTTCTCTAATATTTTTATAAAATACAGTTAAGTCTATTTTTGGGACCGTTGGTTTTGTAAGTTCCAACATCTTTTTAGCAATTGTTTTTTCCTCTTCCGGTTCCTTTGTGCTATAGGCGTATAAATCACCGATAAGCGGCAAAATCCACGATAAGTTGTAGACGGCATCGTATGGTTTTAAAGTTAAAAGCTTATAAATACCTATAAATGGTTTACTAACAACAGCATAAGTGACAGGCGCCGCGCCTTTGTCGTAAAGCCATTTTGCTCCTTCACCTATACCTTGTGCAACCCAAATTCCAGTTGAAGCAAGGTAAACCGCATTTTTAATCATAGTATATCGTATAATTTGTTCCATTTTAGTCTCATTTAGATACTTTTGTGTAATAACTTCTACTTTACCAAGTGTAATTAATTTTATAAGTCTTTCTTTATCATAACCATGTAAATAATCAAACATAGCACTATCAAAATAATAAAGAGCATTACATAAATATTTTTGTTTATATTCTATTATTTCATATATCATAATAGACGTAGATTGTGTTTCTTGTAAGAGTGAATTAACCATATCTTTGTAAGTATTATATAAAAACTCATTATCAGTATATTTAACAATAGTAATATTTTTAATTAAAGATGCTATCTTATTTGCAGTTACTTCCAATTTATTTCTAAATAAATTAATACTATCTATTTCAAATTTTTCAGTTAGTTCAAAAAATTTAACCATATTAACTTTAGGTGCATAGAAAGTTGGTTTACCAAATCTAGCACGCTCAAAGTTACATCGCCACAGTGTAGGATAATGCAAATACTCTTTGCCATCACTACGTCTGGAAGTATATGTAATATCACTAGATGATATAAAGTTATTTAATGTGTATATAAATTGTAAAATACTTCTAACATGTAAGTCAAATTTTACATATTGTTTTTTAAAGATAGTTAAACCCATTTTATCAAAATTATTTCCCCACTCGTTAAAAATTCTGTCAGAATCGTCTTTTGCAAAATTATCGTTTACATAAGACATCACTGGTTTATGGACAGGTTCTACAAAGTAAGGACTAGTTTGTGTATGTCCTAAAAGTAGAGGGGCACCAACACCATAGTAATGACGGTACCACTCTATTATGGTTTTGTTATAGTTATCATAGTTAACCTCTTTGTCTTTAATTCTATCAAACTGATAATACTCCTCTACAGGTTTTTCTATAAGTTCTGTAATATTTAAAGGCATAATTAATAATATATCAGCAGGAAGTTCAGTACCAACATTTTTTAAAATAGTATCAATAAACGTAATATCATAATAACTATTTGCTGTTATATATTGTAACATTTGAGATTTAATAACTTTTAACTCATCTGTATTAGTAGCTTCATATGGATCTCGAATACTATCAAATGTATTTAACAACCATTCTTTTGGTGGTTCCATATATTGTGGATCATAATTTTTATAATTATAGTGTTGTAAATAAGTAGACATTTTTAAAATTTCAAATGTCTTATTAGTGGTACTAGAAATTTGTTTTTGTAATTGTCTATAATAATATTTATGATAATTTTCCAATTCAGGCATATCTTTGTCTAGAACACCTAGGTTAGTTTTATATATATCATTATTTTCAAGATCTATATGATTATATAAGATATAGTCATAATGATTAACATACTCGGTAACTACTTTTGTTGCTTTTATAAAACCTGGGTTAAACCTAATATGCAACCAGGCAGCCCCTCCGTTGGGCTCAGATATCTTATTATTTCGAGCTGTACCTATTTCTGACAGTGGATCTTCATTTTGATGTTCTGCGCGCATTAATGAGTATGTTAGAATTAAGTTTGATAAAAAACCAAAAATATTACCAAAAGACTCATTAGTAGCGGCAGCACTTGTGAGTTGAAATAATACTTCACGTTGATTAGTTTCATTATAAGCATTTTTCATAGCATTAAAAGCAAATAACGTATGAGAAGGAGCAGCAACACAATTAATATATTCCTTAACACTATTTACAAAAAATACATTTCCATTGGGGAAATGGTC